CAGATGACTATACAAGTTAAGTACGTGGGTGATGACCCAACCATACGTAAAGGTAAGACAGCCCTTATGCGTGAAGACGGTAAGGTTCAGTTCGATTTTGGTTATGGTGGGTGGGCCGTTAGGGGTAGTGCAGACCCAAGGTGTTATGGCTGGCATGACTGCGGTACAGATTGGGTTGATGTGGGACAGGAGGGAGAATAACCGATGCCTGATATAAGTATGTGTATGAGTTCAACATGCCCACTAAAGGGTAGTTGTTACCGGAACCCTGACAGCGGCACAAAGCCTAGCGAGTTTAGGCAGTCTTGGTTCGCAGGTCCAGCCGCTGAGGGTCTAGACTGCAAGTACTACTGGCATGTGAAGAAAGATAGCAAATGAATGACTATAAATTAACACGCCACTTTTCGGGCATTATTATTGATAGTTTTAGTAGTATGATACGTAACCTAGAAGATGATCTTGAAGAAGAACTTGTAATCTGTTCACTTGTTAAATACTATAACCTGTGCAATAAACATCAAAAAATAGATCACGCAAATGAGTGGATTGAACCAGATAAGGATCTGTTGTGGGCTATTGAGCGTGTATTGCAAGATTATATGACTACTGCACAGTTTAATAAGTGGGTAGCGACACGAAAACCCTCTAAATAAAAGGAGTTACAACAATGAAAGTATTTATAGGTTCTTATAAAGAACTAGAACAAAAGGTAGAGATCGAAATTGATGACTACGATACCTACTCAGCGGATTATACTCTAGCTAAAATTATTGAGCCCTTACTGATTAAATTCTCTCAAAATCTTTACGGAGCCCCACTGGTGGATAATGAAGATGTTCCAGAAGAACTTCGGGCTTCAAAACAAGATAGCTCAGAGACGGATTCTAATCTGTTTAAAAGATGGGAGTGGGTGCTTAATGAAATGATTTGGGCGTTTCATCAGAAAAATTATGATTGGGAAAATCAGTATTATAGCGGCGAGCATGACACTTATTTTGAGGACCTTGATAATGGTTACTCTGAAATGAAAAGAGGGCCAAATGATACTTTCAAAATAGATAAAGAAGGCATGCAGGCTCATCAAGCGCGAATGAACAACGGGTTTAGGTTGTTTGGAAAGTACTACGAAAACCTGTGGACATGAGAAGTAGACAAACTTTTGGAGAATAAAAATGACTAAAACGATTGATAGTTCTGTTTCCGTATCCGCAAAGGTATTTAGTTATGTTTACCGTTGAAATGGAAGATCACGAAACAGAAATTACTACCTTGGATGAAACTGGAAGGTTTGAAGATGTAACTATTTTTCTCGACAATACGGATATTTGCTTTCTACGCCAATGGAACGAAAATGAACAAAACTATGAAGTTCTTGAAATGTCTTGGCAACAGTTGAATGACTTGCAAGCAGCGATAAACAGCCCCGTTGGTGCATTTTTCATGGAAAAAAATTAATAATTAAGTAAGGAATAACAATGTTCAACGTTACTACAGAAATTTATGAAAACTTTGTAGAGTCTTTTGTAGAGGAAGGAACAACAGAGGAAATTTTATTTATTGGATTTGCCTCAGAAACAGGGGAGGTTCTTTCAGAACGTATGCGAGAAATCCGTAAGGGTGAATCTCGCTCTAAAGAAATTTTAGATGAGCTTTCAGATGTCCTTTGGTATATTTCAGCAATTACAAAACGTCGAGGATTTTCTGTTGTTGACCTTATGACTCATAGTATTCTTAAGCTAGAAGACCGTGCGCTTAACGGCAAGAAAAGTAAGACAAAAGGATACCTGACGTTAAAGAACAAAAAGGGAGATACTTAATGACAGTAGCTGTAATCGACGGTGATGTTTTGCTTTACATGTCTATGTGGGGCAATGACACGTTAAAAGAAACTCAAGCTACATTTAAAGAAAAATTTAATTCAGTACTAGAACAACTATTTGCAAAAGACTATGTAATGGCCATGGGTGGTCCTTATAACTTCCGTGATGATCTGTTTAGTGAGTATAAAAAGTCACCTAGCAGAATGAAGTCAAAATCTAAAAAACCAGAATGGTTTGATGATTTGAAGTCTTGGACAGTTAACTATTATGATGGTTGTATCCTTACTGACAATTGCGAAGCGGACGACATGGTTCGTGTGTGGAGTTTAGAATTAGATAGGGCTGAGATTAATCGTTGTGTTGTTACAATTGATAAAGATCTAGATTGTATTCCAGGACTTCACTTAAACCCTCGTAAGGGGGAAGTTTATGAAGTTTCAAAGGACTGGGCAGAATATTTTTATTGGAAGCAACTTCTAATGGGGGATAGTGTAGATAATATTCCCGGATTGCCCGGAGTTGGTCCTAAAACAGCAGAAGCTATGCTGAAACCAGCCTCTAACCATGTTGAACGTAAAAAAATTATTTGTTGTGCCTACCACAATAAATTCAAGGAAGAAGGGTTTAATCACATGCTTCTTAATGGTAAGTTGCTACATATTTGGCGCTATATCGGTGATCACTTTTCTATTGATCGAGGTTTCTATGATGATGCTATCAAAGAATGAACTAGGTCATTGGAATTATAATTGCAAGGTTGATTTAGATAAGTGGTTTGGGTTTGTTTATTGTATCGAAAATAAAACAACAAATCAATTTTATATTGGCAAAAAACAATTGAAACATGGTGGAAAAAAGAAGTCTAAGACTTATGGCAAACCAATGCCTTGGAAGACTTACACAGGGTCTTCTACTATTCTAAACCATGATATAAAGAAGTATGGAAAAGAAAATTTTAGATTTGACATTGTAGATTTCTATAGAACCAAAGGGGGGTTGTACTATGCGGAAGCTTATCTTCAAATGTTATCCGACTCTATGACGGAATACTTGCCTGATGAAGTAACACCTAGATTTTATAACAGACAAATTGCAGCTATTCGTTTTGTTCCTAAAGAGTATCCTACAAAGAAAACTAAAGCTTTTACTTCTAAAATCAAGAAAAGGTATGTAACATGAAAGTTTCACCTCTAGCACCTGCGCTATGGCTTGCAGGAATGATCGGGGTAATACTTCAGCTACTAGATGTTATCCTTGGGACAAATGTTTTAAACCCAATCATTACACTATTATTTTTTCTCTTAACTCAGGAACTTAGTAAATTTATTGCAGAAATGACAATGGAAGAAGACGATGGGAACAATAGTACTTAGAAATCAACCTTGCGAAGACTGTGGAAGTAGTGATGCAAGGCAAGTTTATGATAATGATTCTTCTTATTGTTTTTCTTGTCAAAAGGCAAGGAAGACTCATAACTTAGAAAGAGAGCCTGTGACTGAATCTAATAGAAATAGCTACGGACCTAGCTTGACAGAAGTTAGAGATGACTACCCAATCAGAGGGTTTAAAGAACGTAACATCATCAAACAAATCACGGAGCATTATAAGGTAAAGGTATCTTATGACGTAGATGGCCAGATCGACACTCACTATTACCCTTGGACTACTAATAGTACTGAAATTACAGGGTATAAAGTGCGAGCCTTGCCTAAAACCTTTAAACCTAATGTTGGTAAGGTTGGTTGTGGGCTATTTGGTCAGAGCCTCTATAGTAAGGGTAAACGCCTAGTTATCACTGAAGGTGAGCTAGACGCTATGGCTATCCAAACTGCCAACTACCTGCGTTACAAAACCTTTTACCCAGTAGTTTCAATTAGATCTTCTTCTAGCACTAAAGACTTAATAGAAGAAAGAGATTGGATACGCAGGTTTGATGAAGTTGTTATTTGGTTTGATAACGATGCTCAGGGTATCAAAGCAACTAAAGAAGCTGCTCGTATTATTGGCTATGACAAAGTTAAAGTTGTTACTTGCTCTGAAAATGACGCCTCTGACTTGTGGATTAAAGAACCAGATGAAGTTCTAAAAGCTATTTGGAATGCAACAGAGTATACTCCCGCTGGTATTCTTACTACTGAGGAACTATGGAATCAGCTAGAAACCTATAATGATCTTGAGTCTGTTCCTTATCCTGATTTTATGGCAGGTCTAAACGAAAAGCTTAAAGGTATGCGGTT